TCAGTCTCGAGGTTGTCCCCGAACAGAACACCCTCTCCGGTTACGAACATCATGCGCCCGTAGTCGTAGAGAAGGCGTGATCTTCCTCCCCCTGGATCCTGAATGCGGTGGAGGAACTCCACCGGATCGCCTGAGGTGATCGGCTCGGTTTGTCCGTTCTCCAGTTGCCGTGCCGGGTAGTAGCGCACCTTGGACAGGAGCTTTGCGTAGAACTGGCTCGCGAAGCGGATCTCTCCGATCTGGTCATAGTAGGAGAGGGCTCGCAACTGCCACGGTTGGCTCATACGGCTCGCATATGCCGAGTCGCGTGAGCGACCCGTCAGCTTCATGGCAGACGCGGTTAGCGCACGTGGCGGAGTGCGCCTAACGGGTAGCGCCAAGCGCTAGACCTACTTGCCGTTGGAAGGGGGAGCGGGTACGTCTTTGAGCACCCGCTGCTTCTTCTTACATCCGCACATGGGCGAGAGTGTAGATATTCACTCCGATGACAGAATCTTCGCCGTAGCGATGACGCCAGCGGAGATGGCCCAGAGAGCGCTGAACACGAGCGTCTCGTGCGGCCACACGAGCCACGCTCCCCAGAACAGGGCGCCTATCCAGAACCCGAAGCAATAGGGGCAGGTGAGGAAGTTGGCGAGCCCGATTCGGTATTCCGGAGGAGTCGGATCTCCCTCTTTCTCCCATGCGTTACCCAAACGCGTTACGTAACGCCGGGGTTTGTCGAGGATGTCATCCTCTGCGAGCAGATGCCAGATCCGCCACGCCGCCAGAGAGAGAAGAAGTAGCTCGTACCAATCGGGCACGTTGCTCATGCTGGCACTTTGGGCGCTTGCGCTACCTCAGAGATGCGCTTCTTGGCATCCGCCGTACCGAAGGGAGAGGTAACCCCTAGATGCGTGTGACTGCGGCTCGGATCACCAGGCCAGGAGCCAACAGTTCCGAGAACTTGCCCGACGTCGACCACCTGACCCACTTGTAGGGGCGAACGGACTCCGTAGTGGGTCGAGAAGTAACGGTAGCCCTCGGCAGTCTCGTAGTGAATCGACCATCCGAAGATGCCAACCATCTGATCAGCTCCCAAGGAGGGATCGCGGCCAGAGAGCTTGCGGATGGTGGCTCTCTCGACTGCCAACACCTTCGTACCACCGGGGGCGCAGAAGTCGATAGCCCAGTTTCCACTGAGCCCCGCCGTCGCATGAAGGCCTTGGCAGATCTGCGAGAGCGATCCCTGCGGGTGGGGATAGCAGCGGGTATGGGCATCCTCGCGCACGAGCTTGAGGGCGAGAGCATCCATAGCATACTGGCCCGCGTTAGGCGACTCGGCAGGAACGACCGCTGTTCGGAGTGCTTGATACGTCCCGCGTCCGTATGCGCCAGTCGCAGGGGAGATCCCGACGTCACGCTGAAACTTGCGGAGGGCTTCCTTCAACTCCGGGCCGAAGTCGTCCGTCACCGAGCCGAGCGACTGCTTCAGATTTCCGAGGCGCACCTGCCCACGCTTCAATCCCTGAATCGTGGGGTGATTCTTGTCTCCTTCATAGAAGGGGCCGGTGTACGGGAACTGCTTGGTGGTGAGAGGTTTCACAGGCTGGACCTGGATCTTCGTACACGGGCCGGACGACTTCCAGAGATCCCACGCTGGAGCAGTCGGCACGATGTCATCGGCCGTGTAGAGCGAGTGACAGTTCCCGTAGTCGGGTGCGTAAGCCGCTGGTGTGTAGCCCTTCGTCTTCCACATGACAGTCACCTGTTTGAGACCTTCCGCGAAGGCGTGGGTAAAGCAGTCTTGGGCGATCTTGGACGAGTACGTCCCGCCAGGCCAGATCACCTGCTCGTCGGGAAAGAACTCGAGCGCGGCGACAGCGAACGAGACGTACTGCCAACCTTGCCCGTTCTGAACCCAGGGAAGAGTTGCCATGTGAACGGGCTTCTCGTAGCGATTTACCCAGAAGTCAAGGAGAAAGCCCCCGATCTCTTGTAGCGAGAGTCCGTCTCTCACGACGTCCTCGATGTTCACCCCGAGCGCCGGTGAGTTCTTCGCCTCGCCTACCTGAAGCAACCTCTGAAGGTCGTTCATCGAACGGACGTGCATCCACGGGAAGTCCTGAATCCCGGCCTGCTTCCAGAGCAAGCGGCACTTATCCCAGACCGCTGTTCCCCCACCCCCGCCGTTGTCCGCATTGATCGACCAGGCCATCCAACGGATCACCGGAGCTTGGATGTCCGGTCGCTCAAGGTTGCCGCCCGCCGTCCTAGCGTAAGCGCCAGGAGAGTAGAGGTCGATCACTTGGCGTTGTGTTCGGCCAGCAGCTTCTCCGCGTAGGACTTGCTGCGCCCTACGTCGATCTTCTTCTTACCCTCCACGATGTACCACTGGGTTCCCTCATGTACGAGGTACGCCTTCTTCTTGGTTGCCATCAGACCACCGCTCCTGTCTGGTCGAGTGTCTTTACCCACTCAAGGGTACGGGACATCCCCTCCTCCAGATCAACCTCGGGCTCCCACCCCAAGTCGCGGATGCGTTGCGTAGCGAGACGCTTTACGACGGTCTGGTTCTTGGGAGGGTCGACTAGTTCGATGAGCGAATCATCGGCATCGGTGAGATCACAAGCGATCTGTGCCACCTCCAGCATCGAGATCGGCGTGTCGTCGCGCCCGACATTGAACGTTCCTCCCTCTGTCTTCTCCAGCACGAGACGCACGGCGCGAACAGTGTCCGTTACGTAACACCATGAACGCTCGGCCCCCTTGTGGATGGGAATCCTCTTTCCGTGTAGCGCTTGGTGGAGAACGTTGATGATCGCCGCGCGTCCTCTGCCGGCGGGAAGGCCGGGGCCGTAGGGCATCGAGAAGCGAAAGACCGTCAGCCCGGAAGGGGCGTAGTGCTCGCACAGCGCCTCTCCGAAGAACTTGCTGATTCCGTAGACGTTGTGGGGAAGGGAGAAGGGGCCGTCATGCTCGTCACATACAGCGGCACCGTTGTCGCCGTACACCTCGGAGGTGGAGGCGTAGGCGAGCCTGATCTCATGGAGCCCGCACGCCTGAGCGACGAGAGCTGTGATTCCCACGTTGTCCACGATCGTCTCCATCGGGTCGTCCTCCCCGAACAGGCGACCAACCTTGGCGGCAAGATGGATGCATACGTCAGCATCAGCGTGCTCCTCAAACTGCGTATCGACAATCTCTTGGTAACGAAGGTCGTGCCAGCGCGAAAGCTTGATGTCGAGTCCGATCACCTCATGCCCATGCTGCTCCAGATCGAAGCAGATGTGCTGACCTAGGAAACCAGCGGAGCCAGTGACAATCACCTTCATCTCGTAGCCCTGTGGTAGGCCTTCACATCCTCAGCAAGGGTGTCGATGCGTCCCTCCATCGCGAAATGATGAGTGAACACCATTGAGCGGACGACGAGTGTAGGCCAACCCATTTGCTCAGCCTTCCACGTAATCCAGTGATCTCCCATGTAGTGATTCTCGAGGATGGGGGAGATAGCAAGTGCCATCTCTTTTGCGAGGAACGGCACCCGCGCCACGACTGAGGGCGCTCCATCCTCTGCCTCCTCTGCGAATGTCCCGCATGACTGAAGGGAGCCGTCCGGGTTCAGAATGCGCGGACAAGGGATGATCCCCTGCTCCAGCGCTTCGGTCCCCGCCTGCCACCAACCAGGATGCGCCTCGAGGTCGTCGGCAAAGAGGAGGATGTAGTCCCCGCACGCCTGCTGGATCCCGAGATTCCATCCGATCCCGCAAGTGGGATGGTCTTTGTATGTCAACCACTCAAAGCCAGTGGTGGTAGCGCGGATGGACGCGAGCGCACGGGCGAGCCAGTGTTCTCTGCCCGTGATCGTCGGAACAATGACGGAGATCAGGAAGGAACGATCCCCCGGTCTGCCCACGACTTCACGTAGTACGGATCAGAAGGATCTTCGTAGGAGATCGACTGGATGCAAGAGCGCTCTACGCGATCCCACTGCCATCCCCTGCGGATGACTTCGGGCGAGAAGTAGGAGTCTTCGGTGTAGCCCGCAGTATTGATCTCAGGCCACGTTCGCTCATCCCAGCGCATCCCCTCATCCCAGAGTGCTCTCGGAATGACACAGTTGCCGCCCGTGTTGTGAGTGTTGTGGAGTTCCTCCTCGTCCGTCCTGAGTCCAAGTTGCCCTAGACGCTCGTTCTGCGAGAACATCCGCGCGACCTCCTCGCACCAGCCGGGGAGGAAGATGAAGTCGTTGTCGGCACGATGAAGATGAGTGGCGTCTGAAGGCGCCTCCGACCAGCCTAGATTGGTGGCGAAACCGGGGTAGCGATTCTTTGCAAGAAGGTGACTGCGGTGCGGATTCAACTCAGTGAGTTCGAAGAGGATCCATTCCTTCGTACCATCCTGTGAAGCGTTGTCCACAACCGAGAACGTGAAGGGGACGCTCACTGTTTCCAGGTAGCTCTCCACCGCTCGCTGGGTGAGTTCCAAGCGGTTGTAGGTGATGAAGGCGGTGTGGATCTTCATGTCCACGCTTCCAGCTCGCGCTGAACGCGCTGATGTGTCTCTACCTGCCAGCGCCGGTTGCGCCATCCGAGTCTGTGCTTGGACTGCGGGTTGACATGCTGGACGTAGACCGCCCTCGGCACCTTCACGACACGCGCTCCACGCTTGGCGCACTTGTACCAGAGTGACCAGTCCTCAAACCCGTGCGGATAGTCCTCGAAGCCGCCCACGCTCAGGAACAGGTCGCGGCGAACGAGCGTCCCGATCACGAGCCAGTTGGCAACTGTGAGATCAACCTCGGCATAGAAGGTCGAATGTTGAGCGCGACCCTTGATGACCTTCTGTACCGATGGGGTCAGAAGGACGTTCTCCCCACCTATCTGCGCCATGGCGTCGAGATAGCCCGGCGCAAGCTCGTCATCGGCGTCGAGAAAGCAGAGCCAATCTCCACTGGCTGTCCGCGCGAGTCCGTTGCGTACTGAAGCGATAGTCCCGTTCGGATCGTGCTCTACCTGCACTTCCAGCGCCCCTTGCGATCGCGCCGAAGCAAGAGCGCGGGTTCGCGCAAGTTCCGCCCACACGTCATCTCCGTAGGTCGCGATCAGGATGGAGACATTCACGTAGGCGTATAAAGCGCCGAACCCAGATTCGGGACTGTGCTCATACCAGTATCAGCGCTTCCTGTTGTGCTTCTAGTTCAATCGCGGCGAGGTTCTTGAGCGCTTGGCGGTAGTAGCTCGGCTTGAGTTCGATTCCGATCCCCCGCCGGCCAGATCGCACGGCCCCATACACCTCTGAGCCGACGCCCATGAACGGTGTCAGTACGCGCTCGCCGGGGTTGCTCCACAGGACAAGACAGCGGTCGATGACGTCGAGTTGCAGCGGGTGGACATGCCGCTCGTCCTCTTCGTCTCGGGCCTCCCGAAACGGCAGAACACGGTCAAGGCGAACGTCATCCCAGAAGGCAGATGCGTACTGTCGCCAGATCCAGTGCGAGTAGCGGTTCTCAGTCTGTTTGCCGTTATGCCCTCGGTAGATCAGCAGTTCCTCTGGAATCGGCCTCGACCCGGCGTATTCCGTGAGCCCGACCGGATGCGTCACAGGCACCGGATTCTCGCCACGCTTGCGGAACACGAGCAGGTAGTCCGCCGATGCGACCGAGCATCGCGTCGAGTCCTCCACGAGTGTCCGATGCGCCAAGTCTTTCTTCATCGTCCGGTTGCGGACGGTCAACGGCTCTTTCCAGACGTGGTAGCGGGCGATGTAATCGAACCCGTACTCGGCGTGCAGCCGGATGATGTCGCCAGGGAAGTCTCGGAGCGCGTCGCCGCCCGAGTTTCCGGTAGGCGTATCCATGCAGTGAACCGCCGACATCCGACCGGGCATCGTCACGCGCTCGATCTCCGAGACCACGAAACCGTAGTGCTCCATGAACTCGCCGTAGTCCACGGCGTTCGAGAGGTCGCGCTCGGACGAGGTGTAGTGGTACAGACCGGCGAACGGGGGCGAGTAGACGGACAGGTGGATTGAGCCATCCGGGTAAGTCGGCATGACCTCAAGACAGTCGCCGTTGTAGACCGCCCACTGGTCGGTGATCTCTTGATCGATCACGCTGCCCACGAAGGCACCTCGACTTCCTGCTCGAAGCGGTTAGCGCGGTCGATCGCCAACGCGTGCTGCATGTGTTCGACGAGCGCCCCGAACATGCGATCGGCCTGGAACGCCTTACGTGTCAGGTTCTTCAGCGCAGCCGATCCGCCCTCCGTGGTCACGATGTCCACGAGGACGGGGCGCGTCTGTCCGAAGCGCCAGGAGCGACGAACAGCCTGGTAATACTGCTCGTACGAGTGGCTCGGAAAGAACGTCATGCGGTTGCAGTGCTGCCAGTTCAAGCCCCAGGCACCGATAATCGGCTTCGTCACGAGCACCCGAATCTCCCCACGACTGAACGCGGCGAGCACTTCCTCCTTTCGGTCAGGATCGTCCGAACCGCTCACCTGCACGGCTCCGTCGATCAGCTTCGTGAGAAGGTCGCCCTCAGCGTTGAGCTGGCACCACGCGACGGCGGTATCGGCGTCCTCGAGCAGTTCGGCCACCAGTTCACAGCGCTCCGCGATTGTGCGGCGTGACTCCTCTCGCTCCTCGCGGATGCCGTTCGCTGGCAACTCGAAGAGGGTGTCCTCGCGTGGAGTGCGGGCGGTGACGACGTGCTGCCGGAGATCCAACTCGGGGAGTACGAATCCCTCGTTCTCGAACCCGTAGTCGGATGGCTTGCGCATCGCTCGAGCCCATGACGCCACCCATCGCCAGAACGCATCCTCGGCGTGACCCTTGAATCGCCATTGCATCCCGCTTTGTCGATAACGCTGCTTGGTGTTGCCGGTGCCCTCGTTGTTCGTGAAGAACCGCGAGAGCATGTCCATGAACCCGAGGTAGCCGAGCGCCTCCGAGGACGTGCCGAGTTCGATGTAGTCGTTAGGCGCGGCCGTCGCGGTACAGAGCAGTCGGAACGGCTTCTTGCGGACAAACTCGGTGACCATCGCACGGCGGACGCCATCGAATGACTTGATCGCACTCGACTCGTCGCACACGACACCGCCGTAGTCCTCGCAGTTGAAGTGGTGCAGGCGGTCATAGTTCGTGATCGTGATGCCGGCGGCGGGCTTCCCGTTGCGTGAAGTCGCCGCGTCGAACCCGAACTTGGCGGCCTCGGCTTCCGTCTGATACGACACCGCTAGCGGGGTCAAGATCAGCACCGGCTTGCCGGTGTGAACACGGACAAGCTCGGCCCACGTCAACTGCATCGGCGTCTTGCCGAGCCCGCAGTCCGCGAAGATCGCAGCGCGACCCTTCTGCACCGCCCATTCGGTCAGCGCGACCTGGAACGGGAACAGGAACTCAGGCATCGCATCGGGCGTGAAACCATGCATCCCGTCGAGCTGCGTCTTGCGCTCGATGAACTCCGCGTAGGCCGTCACGCCCGCCGCTCCACGTGAAGCTCGAGGCTGACAATCCGACGAGTGCTAACCCACGAGACGGCATAGCCACGGCAGCGCCAGAGCGAGGCGCCGCCCCATGCCTTGAGGCGAAGGTTGCCGACCGTCACCGGAGTGATCCCTCAAGATCGTACGTCAGGACGCTAACAGCAGTTCTGGTCATAGCTTCGGAAGCTCTCCACCGGCCAAGACCACGCCGCCGGTCAACTGCCGCACCAGCTCGTCCCGCGCGTCCTTGCGGAAGGAGATGAGGATGCGGTGAGGGGTTTGGCGGTCGGTGAGAGTGATCGTCCACACGTCCACCATCTCCAGTGTCTCCTCTCCGTCCTCGCCTCGCACAATGTCCGTCTCTTGCGATTTCGTAGCCTGAATGTGGAAGTTGCTCAGGATCTCAGTACGGGGCATGGTGCTCCTCAAGCCGCGCTATGTGATCGGAGAGGTCGCGGAGACCATCCAGTAGGTCATCGCGCACGTCGATGCCCGATTCGCTCGCGATCAGGAAGTGCTCCACGACGCCGCGCAGATTGCGGATGTGCGCTAGGTCAAGCGACAGAAGGTCTGAGCGAAGGGAAGCAATCGTCGCGTTCTGTAGATCGATGAGTTCACTCTGAGATCGCGCCACCTCGATCAAGGCATCCAGCGCATCAGAACTGAACAGGAGTCGGCGAAGGAAACCCGTCATCGCGCTCTAACGATATCACGTCTCCGCCGCTGCGCCACATTGCGCTCGAAAGTGGAGAGACCGACGTATCCCCACTGCGCTGCGCGGGTGAGGAAGAGGTCACGGTCACGCTGGAAGTTCGCGAGTCCCTTGCGGTAGGTCGCGTCCCAGCGGGCCGTCCGCCAGAGAGGATGGCGGTGACGAACGACCGCGTCCCGTGCGAACGAGTAAACCCTCCGCGCCTGCGCCAGATGGCACAGCTCGCGATCGACGAAGTTGTGGTCGTAGCCTTCGTGTATGAGGACGCCGGGGCCGTCGAGGGACGCGCCCT